CAGCTCCTTCAAACTTCGCCTTCGGTGGCGGAACAGGTGGCGGTGGTGGTGCCACCGGCAGCTGGAATCCGAATAGTCCAATCAATAAAATATCCGCTGATGCTGCCCGCAAAAAGACAGGAATAGATACTGCTCCAGGTAATGCCAATGCATTGTCTCCTGAATATACCCGGAAGAAAGCATCGCTGGACACTGCAAAAGATACCGCATCCGGTATTACTAACGGCGGGGCACGTTCGATAAATCTCTCACTGGAGAAGCTGTTTGACACGATCAATATCACTACAAATACGATCGGTGAAGGCATCACCAACATGGAGCAACAGGTAACAGATGCACTGCTCCAGATTCTTAATAAAGCAAATGCAACAGCATAACCTATGGCACTTAATATCGATATCGCCAGCACCTTTGGCAGCACCTTTGGTTACACCCCCGGCACCCTCAACATCCTGACAAAACCTGATTTCAGCAAGGTGGGTACCAGTTACTATGGCAATGAAGTGTATAACAAGTCTTACTTCATGGCTGTAAAGCTGGGCAACCTTGAACTCTACAATCCTGTTATCAATATCAGCAACAAAAAGACTATTGTACAAACAGTACTTGTCAACCGCTCTGGTACCGTAAAGGAAATGATCAGTAAAGAGGATTATAAAATAAATATCAAAGGCATCATTATCCGGCAGGACAATGCTTACCCTGATGCTGAGGTAGCGCAACTGATGGCACTGTATAATAAAAATGAAGCACTGTCTATTAATTGTGCCCTCACCTCGCTGCTTTTTGACGAAGGAGAAAAAGTAGTCATGACCGACCTCGCTTTTCCGCCTTCACCAGGTACAGAGAATATACAAGCTTATGAAATGAACCTCATCAGCGATTTGAAATTTATCTTAAACAAAGTATAAATGTTTACCCTGAAATGTGAAATCAGGATCGGTAGTTACACATTCTTTTCCGTGAAGGAAGTCAAAGTCAAACGCAGCCTCCATTCTTTTATAGATACAGCTGCTATCACCATTCCTGCTTCTGCTGTTTTAAACTATGCAGGAACCCTGCCTACAAGATCAGTGGTCAGCTCTGCTGAACAGTTTCAGGAAGGTAATAAGGTTGAAATATGGCTGGGCTATGACGAGGACCGGCAGCTGGAATTTGAAGGATTTGTAAAGCGGATCAATGGGGCATCGCCCTGTGTGATAGAATGCGAAGGCTATAGCTGGCAGCTAAAACGAAAAGGAATACAGGATAGTAACAAAAGCATTACCCTGAAAAAGCTGCTGACAAATATCACTACAGATACAGACATCCTGCTGAGTAATGAAATTCCTGACCTTAATCTGAACCAGGCTTACTTCTCTGGTATGACAGGTACTGATATGCTGGATTGGTTAAAAAACAACCTGTACCTGAATGCCTATTTCGAAGGGAAATTGCTTTATGTAGGTTTTGATCAGATCACTACGCCGCAGGCAGGTGTGTATGTACACAGCCGTAAAGCAGATGATGGACTGACCTATCAGAAAGTAACGACGAATGCAAACTATCAGATCGGTTATACCGTGATCAAAGATGATGAACTGAAGTTCAGAAAAGCCGATGACGCACATGTGCTGGTAAAGGCTATTTACATAGACAAAAAAAACCAGCCACATATAGCCGAAGCCGGAGATAAGGACGGCGCAGAAACAACGATTCATATCTCACACTTTGAGGATATGAAAGCCTTGCAAAAAGCCGCAGAGAATAAATTGAAAACACTGAAGTACGATGGCTATGAAGGCAAGCTGCTGACGTTTCTGCAACCCTTCACTTTTCCGGGATGTAAGGCTGTGATATCAGATACAAAGTACCCTATCCGTAATGGCACCTACCGCATTGAAAGTACAGAAGTCACTTTCAGTGCGTCGGGTGGCCGGCGGACAGCAGAGATAGGCCTTAAAATGTAATCATCATGAGTAATAAACAACGTGAAGTGATAGATGCACTGCGGAAGCTGGCACATACTGAAACCGTGATCATTCCGGCAATAGTGGAAAGTGTGGATGAAGCAGAAGGCACCATCGTTGCAAAGACAGCTACCGGATTGAAAATAGCAGACGTAAGACTGCGGTCCGTAATAGGTGATAACGATGGCGTACTGATCTTTCCACAGAAGGGGAGTAGTGTGCTGATGGCGCGTATCCAGCAGAGTAACTACTTCGTGGTGATCAGCATGGAGAAAGTAGCAAAGATCCAGTATTTCGTGGAAGACAAGTTCTTTGAGATGGATAAAGACGGACTGGAAATCAGTGCAGGCGATGAATCACTGAAGAAATGCCTGGATGATCTGCTGGATGAAATAGTAACGATCTATGCCCCGATGAATAAAGCTGCTTTCGCGGATATTAAACAACGATTAGCAACTATTTTAAAATAACCTTATGTCACTTAATAAAAGTTCACTACAATCCGATATTAAAAGTGCTTTCAAAAATATGAAAGACTCGGATGGTGATGAAGAACAGGCACTGGATGCATTGGCCGGCAAGCTGGCAGAAGCAGTAGACACTTTTGTGAAAACAGCTACGATCAATTATACCGCCGGCCTCACCACGCCTACCGGCGGACCTGTACAGGGAACATTTGGAGGATCTTTATCATGAAAGATATCTTATACAATTCAGACCTGGATCTTGACATTCGCAACGGCGATTTCGTTACAGGATTCAGTGATCTGCAACACCAGGAAATCCTGCTCATGAACAACAGGGGAACCTTCAAAGAGTTTCCCGATACAGGCGTAGACGCCTTCGGATTTTTACAGGATAATGATTACCGTTCCCTGCTTGCTGAAATCCGTTCCCAGTTCATTGCAGACGGTATGTCCGTCAATAAAATCACCCTTACTGACTCCGGTCAGCTAAACATTGATGCAAGCTATGGCAACAGTTAATGTAAAACCCCATCAATGCCTGCTGGATATTTCTATGCAGGAAAAAGGAAGTATTGCAGCCCTCTTCGATTTCGCCGTAGCCAACGACCGCAGTATTACAGATGATTTCATAGCAGGCGAAACTTTACTGATCCCTGATATCGACATCATCGACAGGGTGGTGTGGCAGGAACTACAGGAAGAAAACGTAGTTCCCTCTAATGGCTACACGACCGAAGATACTGCGGTGATAGTAGGAGGTATCGGTTATATGGCAATTCAGCAGGACTTCCGAGTTAGTAAAAATTAAAACAATTATGGCAAGAACAATCACCCAAATACAGGATGATATTATCAGTCGTGTCGCAGATACACCAGGCCTCTCTGTGCTGAACAGCACCAGTAAAGTATCCGTATGGCGGCTCTGGACCTATATCGTAGCTGTGAGCATCTGGGCGCTCGAAAATCTGTATGACCTGCATAAAGCGGAAGTGACGACACTGATCAATGAAAAAGCCCCTCATAGCCTGCGCTGGTATGCAAACAAGGCGAAGGCTTTTCAGTATGGTTCTGAGCTGGCTTATGAAGCAGATTACTATGATAACAGTAAGCTTACAGATGACCAGGTAGCCGAACAGCAGATCATTGCCTTCAGTGCGGTAACAGAGCAATCCAAAGGCCTGCGTCTGAAAGTAGCCCGTATCGTGGATAACGATCTGAATGCGCTCTCGGAACAACAGCTGGAATCATTCTCTGAATACATGCGCAGGATTAAAGATGCAGGCGTTAATCCATTGATCATAGAAAGCCTGCCACCTGATAGCCTGAAACTGGAAATGATCATCTACTACAATCCATTAGTGCTGGGTAGCGATGGCTCCCGCCTGGATGGTACAGATGCTGATCCTGTTGGCAATGGTGTCAGAGATTACCTGAAGAATTTACCTTTCAATGGTACACTGGTACTGGCATACCTGATCGATGCATTGCAACAGATAGATGGTGTCGTGATCCCACATATTGAACATGCTGAAGCAAGATATGGTGCATTGCCTTACACTGCTTTTGATGTAAAATATAATCCCGATGCCGGCTATCTGCGTATCCTTCAGGAGGACGACATGCAGATTACATTTATTCCTCAAAGTACGATTCGATGAGCAACATATTTGAGATTGACTATACGAAACTGGTTCGGTTACTCATGCCGCCACGACTCAGGAAGATCAATCATATCAACTGGTTAAAAGCCATCACATACCCTATCAATGTACTGTATCAGCAATACCGCCGAAACCGTGATGCGAACCTGTACAGGTTGAGCATCACGCCCCAGGTGGTGTACCTGGAAAAGCTGCTCAATAACCGTTATGATCTGGCAGACAGGGGAATTTATATCCTGGATGCAGTCAGTTACGAAGTCACCTGGATTTACCAGGAAGCAGAATCCAAACCCCGCTATCTGTATACAGAAAGCGAAGCACAACCTATCTATCTCTATACAGAAGGAGAGATCGGCAATGAACCGGTAGACTTTTATGTCATGGTGCCTTCGTCCGTTCCTTTCAATGAAATTGAAATGTCTGCATTGATTGATACCTATAAGCTGGCGGGTATGGCCTACAAAATTCAAAAAATATGAACAAAATAGAACAATTAACAAACCTGGGTGGCTTCCCGATGACCCAGTATACGCTTGACTTCATGCAATCATCTTATCACGATGCGCTGGCGGGATTATCTAAACTGATAGGTAGTGCTGTGATTGTGTCAGGTATGGAAGAAGTGGGCGCTAATGTGGCGGATGGATGGATCAGTTATAATGGCGAATTGCTGCCTTTTGTAGGCGGTCCGAAACAGACAACCTGGATCGTGGAAGAGATTGCTGAAAGCAGGGTCTTTGCTGACCAGGTGACAAGAGATGTGTACTTCACAAAGAGAGCACGTTTTGCATCAGGTGGTATTGCCTATAGCAACCTGCAGCGTTTAGAAACACTGGTGAGCATGCGTGATACCATTACGAATTTAAAAGCATCCGTTACACAACAGTTAAACACTATCTGGAAAAAAGGGGATGTGTTGGAAGTGGATTGTGATGCAGCATACATTCAGGCAAATTTCAATAATACGGGTTTAGGTATTAATGAAAGGGTCGGTTGGGCGATCTGTAACGGTAACAACGGTACGAAAGTTAGGAACGGGCGTTTTTCTATTGGCTATGATCCGCAAAGAACTGAATACAATGCACCAGGTAAAATAGGCGGTGCTGAAAGCGTAACGCTGAGTATTAATGAAATGCCAAAGCATAAGCACCTTTTTTCAATGGCAAATACCGGTTATTCAGGCAGCGGCGGTTATGATACTGCTGTAACCCATCCAATTACAGTTGATTTTGGTGATTTTACCGGGTCTATGAAGGAAGCTGGTGGCAGCCAGGCGCACGAAAACCGCCCGCCTTATATCGTTACTCTTTTCATCCAGAAATTATAAAATAACATGGCGATACGCGAACGTAATAAACTAAAAGGATGGTTTCAAACGGGAGCCTATCCTACCCAGGATCAGTTCTGGGATTGGATGGACAGCTTCCTGCACAAATCGGAAGATACCGTCACCATCGACAACATAGCAGGGCTGCGCACACTGCTGGATAATAAAGCAGATTTTGAAGCCTTTAATGCACTCTACCGGCAGGTCAATGAATTGATGGCTGCCTCCGTGAAGAAGATATGGAGATCAGATGTGGAATTTCCATTGACAGATGAATACCTGAATACCGAGTATCCGGATGCAACAGTGGGTACACAGGTAATATGTCCTGCTATTACACAGGGAGGTGAGTTATATGAGAAGTATGATGCAACTACCAATGCATGGTTCAGGTTGTATATGACCAAACCTACTGGAGGTAGTACAGAACCCGGCACTGGCAACCCTGGTGTGATGGCGGGTATAGAGATAGATAACTATATGTAATTTTTAAAAATAGCAAATGAATTTTGAGCTAAAAAAAGTGACCTGGGAGGAGAATAATCAGCCAGATGTCGCACAAATAGTTAGCCTGAGCTATCGTAAGCAAAGTGCCGCGGATGTGTCGGAGAGCTATACGGAAGTAACAGATAGTTTGTATGTACTGCCGAATGGTACGGTGGTAAATCCACCGCTCATCAAAGGCCTGGAAAGCGCAACCGCTTATGTATTCAGGCTCACCCATAGTACTGGTGCTGTATTGGATGTTGCGTATATCACACCGGAGGAATTGGCGTTTAATAAGATTAGTGACAAATATGTTATTAATTCCAGGATCGAGGTAAGCATGAAAGACGTCAGTTCTCTTAAAGATATTAAGCTGACGCATTCTATATACGCATTTTATACGCTGGAGAATGATTTCAGGGATCTGGCCGGTAACAAACAAAATATGGTTGCAAGCGGTCCTGTGGTACCTAAAAAAGCGGATCTTTTTACTGGTACATTTATCGATAGTCAGACAGGAAGTTTGAAAGCGCCTGACCTGAACATGTACAATATGTTTAGTGGAAAAAATGGCGGATCGTATGGATGGGGCATAGAATTTTATGTTGCTTCAGGAGATCTGCCGGATACCGGTATTTGGCCACTGCTCTCCTGCATTGACAGTAACGGCTATGGTGTGATCGTATATGTTGATAATGCAACAAAGCAGGTAGTCTGGCAGCAAAAAAATGCAAGCGTAACTGAAAGTGCCAGGACAACAGGTACGATTCTCATGGATAGCTGGAACAAGCTAGTGTTGGGGAATTATACTCTCAATGGCAGTGAGGAACGAATATCTACTCTTTACCTGAATGATGAGGGGGATGAGGTAAATATATCCGGAGCGTCTATTCAATATGCCTCTCCCAATGCTGCGCCTTCGCTATATGTAGGACATGTTGATTCAGACATGGAGGTGGCAGGAAAAGGAATATTCAGAAACGTATACATGGATAATCCAACAGATTATTATAACGGAGGGAATGTTAACGAAGGGAATTTCGTAGGTTATTTACAGCGAACCAGGGATGATCAGGATATCACTACCTTTCCAATTGATAGCCTGGTTTACTATTCCAATGACAAATTAGCGTTTACCATACCAAACGATGTAAATCCCGGAGCCTATTATTTCTATGCCGAATATGCCGGCAATAAAACCCTTCCTGTTTTTTGTGAAGTCAGCCGTATTTACCGCGCTACCGTTGGATTTAATATCCCCCTGACAAGTAATGATTACAATTTACATAATTTCAGTTTCGAGTCATGGTTTTATGGTCTGGATGCAAATTACAAAAATGGTATAGATGGTGGTGTCCAGCATCGCAACATTTATTTCAAGGATGGTCTGCTGGTCATGGATGCGCATGGAGACTGGTATAATGGTTATGTACAAGGCATAGTGCCCGGAGGCGATCCCAAAGAGCATACAGATATCAATGATCCATTGGTGGGTGAAAAATGGAGAACCCGTGTAGGTGCTGCTGTCACTTCAAAATTCTATGGTGGATATGGTAGTTACAAGGTAGAAGCTAAACTACCGAAAGAAATCGGTGCATCACCATTTTTCAAACTCTATTATCATGCAGACGTGGAAGCGCCGGATCCATTCTACGAAGAATGTCTGGCAAACGGCTTACACCAACAGGGTTCTACCCTTGAAGATGAAGGCTTTTATATAAAAGTCAGAAATGAAATTTGTATGGAACTCCCTGCAAATGATTCAGTCGCTGCATTTAATCTCCTGTCCGATCTATTGCAGGCAAATTTCTCTTCTCCTTATGCCGGGATGAAAGTCGCGGTAGCAGGTGACCAATATGATGTAAGAGGTACCTGGCAACTCAATAACCCGGCTGCTCCTC